CTTTAGCACAAATACAAAATTTAAATTTACATGATTTTGGAATATATTTAGAATTAGAACCAGACGAAGAACAGCAAGCTCAATTAGAACAAAACATACAAATGGCGTTACAACAAGGTGATATAAATCTTGAAGACGCTATAGATTTAAGACAAATTAAAAATCTTAAACTAGCTAACCAATTACTTAAAGTAAAACGTAAGTTAAAAGCTAGAGAAGATCATAAAAGAGCAATTGAACAAACTAAAGCTCAAGCAGAATCTCAAGCTCAAGCAGCTGAAGAGATAGCAATGGCTGAAGTTCAAAAACAAGAAGCTATTTCAAGTTCTAAAGTACAATATGAGCAAGCTAGATCTCAAATGGAAATACAACGTATGCAAACAGCTGCGCAAATAGAACAAGAAAAAATGCAAGCTCAGTTCCAGTATGACATGCAATTAAAGCAAATGGACATGCAGGCTATGGAAGCAAAAGAAAACAGAATAGAAGATCGTAAAGATAAGCGTATAAAAATGGAAGGTACGCAACAAAGCAAGATGATAGATCAAAGAAAAAATGATCTAGCACCTATAGATTTTGAAGATAAAGACGTGGCTAGTGGAATGCTACCCGTTTAATTATTAATTATTTAATTATATTATATTATGTCAGAAGTAAAAACAAATGAACCTGTTAAGCAGGAAGGTGACTTTAAAATTAAATCTAAAAAACCAAAGCAATTGGTAAATACTGAAGAAACAGTAAAAAAAGTTAGTTTAAAAGAACCATTAGTAGAAATACCTAACGATGTTACTAAGGTTACAGTACCTAAGGAAGCATTTAAAACAGAAGAAGAAAATGCCATTCAAATCGGAGAAACAAAGGAGGTACCTGTGGAAGAACCATCCGGAGATAGCGCAGAGGTGGGAGAACCTGTACAAGAGTCCGACGAGACTACTGAAGGGTTTTCTCCGATCAAAGAAGTAACCGAAGAAAAGGTTGAAAAAGTAGAACAAGAAGTAAAAGAAGCTATTAGAGATGAGCAAGTATTAGGTAAGCAATTACCTGAAAACATTCAAAAACTTGTTTCATTTATGGAAGATACTGGTGGATCAGTAGAAGATTATGTAAGATTAAATGCTGATTACAGTAATGTAGATGATACTACTTTGTTAAAAGAATATTATAAGCAGACTAAACCACATTTAGATGCTGAAGAAATAGATTTTATCATGGAAGATAAATTCCATTTCGATACAGATATTGACGAAGAGCGTGACGTCAAAAAGAAAAAACTCGCTAAAAAAGAGGAGATTGCAAAAGCTAAAAACTTTTTAGAAGAAACTAAGAAGAAATATTACGACGAAATCAAGTTGAGACCCGGCGTATCTGAAGATCAACAAAAAGCTATTGACTTTTTCAATCGATACAATAAGCAGCAAGAAATAGCTGAACAGCAACATAAAGTTTTTCAAGAAAATACTAATAAATTTTTTACTGAAAATTTTGAAGGTTTCGATATTAAAGTAGGAGATAAACAATATAAGTATAATATTAAAGACGTAAATAAAGTTGCCGAAAACCAATCAAACATTAATAACTTAGTTAAGAAGTTCTTAGATAGTGAAGGTAATGTTAGTGATGCGGCTGGTTATCACAAAGCAATTTATGCAGCTGAAAACGTAGATAGAATAGCGTCTCATTTTTATGAGCAAGGAAAAGCAGATGCGGTTAAAGACGTGGTGAATAAATCTAAAAATTTATCACCAACAAAAGCTAGAACCCAACAAGGTGAAGTTTTTGTAAACGGCTTTAAAGTTAAATCTATTTCTGGAGCTGATTCTACAAAATTGAAAATTAAGAAAAGAAAATTTAACTAATTAAAAATTACAAATTATGAGTTTATCTCCACAATTTGGTAGTATTGTACCAAGTCCTATTCAAACTCCAAGTCCTTCAAACTACTTAGTATTTGATGGTGCGGCGGGCGGAAACTTTGCGCAACAATATTTACCAGAAATTTACGAACAAGAAGTAGAGCGTTATGGAAACAGAACGTTATCTGGCTTTTTGAGAATGGTTGGTGCAGAAATGCCAATGACCTCAGATCAAGTAATCTGGTCTGAACAAAATAGATTACATATATCTTACGACAACTGTAGCGTAGCTGCAGGAGGAGGAGCTGGTGCGGCTTTAGCATCAGTTGTTACAATTCCAGTTGGTGCAGGTATAGTTAACGTTATATCACAAAATGATACTGTAGTTCTTCTAGACCCATCAAATGGTGCAGAAGCTAAAGGTATTGTTTCTGCTGCTCCAGCTGCTGGTAACGTAACAGTTATGCCATTTGCAAACGCAACATTTGATGCACAAGGAATTAGTATTGCTTCTGCAACAATTAAAATGTTTGTTTATGGTTCTGACTATACTAAAGGATCAAGTATTGGAGCAGGAGTAGGAAACTCTGCTGCTAGAATAAGTATCGATCCTTCTTTCACGCAGTTTTCTAACTCACCAGTGATCATAAGAGATCAGTACGTTGTTACTGGATCTGATATGGCACAAATCGGTTGGGTTGAAGTTGCTACTGAAGATGGTCAATCTGGATACCTTTGGTATTTAAAAGCTGAATCTGAAACTAGATTAAGATTTGAAGATTACTTAGAAATGGCAATGGTAGAAGGTGAATTAAATGCTAACGCTAACGGTGCTGCAGGGCAATATGCTACTGCTGTTTTACCAGGTACACAAGGTTTATTTGCTGCTATTAGAGACAGAGGTAATGTAGAAGTAGGATTTACTGCTGCTAACGGTCTTGATGAGTTTGATGCAATACTTAAAAACCTAGATACTCAGGGAGCTATCGAAGAAAACATGTTATTCTTACAAAGACAAACTGCTCTTGATTTTGATGATATGTTAGCTTCTATCTCTGGTGGATTTGCTGGTGGTACTGCATTTGGTTTATTTGAAAATTCAGAGGAAATGGCACTTAACTTAGGTTTCTCTGGTTTTAGAAGAGGTTCTTATGACTTCTATAAAACTGACTGGAAATACTTAAACGATGCTTCTACAAGAGGTGCTATCGTAGGTGTTAATTCAATCGAAGGTGTATTAGTTCCTGCTGGAACAAGCACAGTTTATGATCAAATCTTAGGTACTAACATTAGAAGACCTTTCTTACACGTAAGATATAGAGCTTCTCAAGGTGACGACAGAAGAATGAAATCATGGTTAACTGGTTCTGCTGGTGGTTCATTTACTTCAACTCTTGATGCTATGGAAGTTAACTTCCTATCTGAAAGATGTTTAGTAACTCAAGCTGCTAACAACTTCGTTTTATTCCAAGGATTATAACATCCAATTATTAATAACTATCCCTGTCTTCGGGCAGGGATAATTATTATTTTTTAACTATTTAATTATATTATATTATGTCAAAAAAAGAACAAGTGGCTGTAAAACAGTCAAAACCCAAGTGGGAAATAAGAGATAGAGTTTATTATTTAAAAGGAAATAAATCTCCATTAACTTTAACAATACCAGGGAAGCATACTAAAAAACATGCTTTACTTTGGTTTGATGAAGAGCAAGGTAAACAAAGAGAAATAAGATATGCTACCAACCAAGATTCACCACTAGTTGATGAACAAAAAGGTGAAGTAACAATGGGGCATATCATTTTTAGAGATGGATTTTTAAAAGTTCCAAAAGATAAACAAAACTTACAGAAACTACTTTCACTATATCATCCGTTGAAAAATAAAATGTATGAAGAATATAGTCCTGTTGAAGAAGCTAAAGACGAATTAGTAGATTTAGAAATGGAAATAGACGCTTTAAACGCGGCTAGAACTATAGATATTGATCACGCGGAGGCTATTTTAAGAGTAGAAAAAGGTTCTGAAGTTAATAGTATGAGCTCTAAAGAAATAAAAAGAGATTTATTATTGTTTGCAAAAAATGATCCAAGATTATTTATTGCTTTAGCTAATGATGAAAATGTACAACTAAGAAACTTTGCTATTAAAGCTCGTGAAGCAGGTATAATAAAGTTATCTCAAGATCAAAGAACATTTTTATGGGGATCAAATGATAGAAAATTAATGAATGTTCCATTTGATGAAAATCCTTATTCAGCTTTTGCTGCTTTCTTAAAAACAGATGAGGGAGTAGAAATTTATAAATCTATAGATAAAAAGCTATAAAAACAAGTGATATTAATATAGAGGCGGCATTTGCTGCCTCTGTATTATAATAAAAAAAATATAATGGCAGTAAACGTAAATACAGTATACACAACAGTCTTGTACATATTAAACAAAGAACAAAGAGGATATGTTACTCCAACAGAGTTTAATAGTATTGCTGCTCAAGTACAAAAAGAAATATTTGAATCATATTTTCCAGATGGTAATCAGTTAAATAGATTCAACCAAAACAATCAACAAAACGATACAGAGTTCTTTAACATGTTTAAAGATACCGCTTATAAGTTATATCCATTTGAACAGGATGTAGCTTTTACTTATGTTGCGGGTAATACAGCTTGGCAAAACAACACGGCTAATGTTATATATAAGTTAGGTCAAATAATATCTACATATAATACTACTAATGTTAACAACCCTGTACGTAACTCAATAACTCAATTAGCTAGTAAAAAAGATTTTGAACAAATAACTAGATCAAAACTAACTAGTCCTACCAATCAATATCCTATATGTTACACTACTAACAATGCAGGTTCATTAATAGTAAGAGTATCTCCAAATCCAGATGCTTTAGTTATAAATTGCTTAACTGTACCAACTGATCCTGTTTGGGGTTTTACTACTGGTGCTGTAGGACAATATATATACGCGGCTGGTTCGTCTACTGATTTTGAATTAGATGTATCAGAGCAAACAAATATTATTACTAACATATTAAAGTATTGTGGTATAATAATTAATGATCCTACAATAATACAAACTGCAGAGCAAGAAGCAATGTCAGTTTCACAAAATGAAAAAGCATAATGGGACAAATAACAGAAACTAACCAACAATATTATCAAGGCGTACAAGGCTTTAGAGGAACAGGTAATGCGTTAACAATAACAACTACATTTAACACAGATCTTGTATATGGTAGTTGGAACCCAGCTGTAGCTGAATATGCTTTAAATAACTTTAAAATATACACTAGTACTACAGGTTTTCCAGGTAGTTGGACTGAATATGTATTACAATATTCTGTAACTGGAAACGCTATAACTTTTGCAGCTAATCCTGCTAACAATTTATACATAGTTGTACAGTTAAAAACATTAGACGGTGGTCAGTACGCAAATACTCCAGCTGAAGAAGCTTTAGGTGATGCTGTAGAAGAAAATTATGGTAGTTATCAATACATAAAACTAGGAGATGTTATAGACAACTATATGGTTGGTTATGTTGGCGATGGTAAAGTAATTCAAACAGCTAAAAAATCTGATGTATTATTTTTTGCTAAAAGATCATTACAAGAGTTTAGCTATGATACATTGAAAAGTATAAAATCTCAAGAATTAACTGTGCCAGATAGTTTATCTTTAGTTATACCTCAAGACTATGTTAACTATGTTGCTTTATCTTGGATAGATCAATACGGTGTAAAAAGACCGCTTTTTCCTAACAATAACTTAACTACTAATCCTTACACTAAATTATTACAAGATGACAAAGGTATACCAACACAAGATAACTTTGGTGAAGATTTAGAAGGAACATCGTTAACAGTAGAAAGATGGAGAGATGTAAATCCTAATAGAATATTAAATGAAGAAGCTTTATACGATCAAGATTTGTGGGCATATGGATATTATGCAAATGATTTTGGTTCAGGTCCATGGAACTGGGGAAGATTATATGGATTAGATCCTCAATATTCTAACGCAAACGGTTGGTTTGGTATTAATGAAAGAGATGGTAAATTTACTTTTTCAAGTAATTTAAGAGATAAATTAATTGTTTTAGAATATATATCTGATGGACTTGCTTATGATTTAGATACTAGAATACCTAAATTAGCAGAAGAAGCTATGTACATGAGTATATCATATAACTTATTAGCTGGTAGAGCAGGTGTACCAGAAGGACTTGTAGCAAGATTTAAAAAAGATAGAAGAGCCGCATTAAGAAATGCTAAAATAAGATTATCTAATATTAAACTTGATCAAATAGTTCAAGTAATGAGAGGTAAATCTAAATGGATTAAACACTAAAATTTAATGGCAAAAATAACCAATAATTTCGTCAAAGGTAAAATGAATAAAGATCTTGATGATCGATTAATACCTCAGGGCGAATATAGAAACGCAATAAATGCTCAGGTAAGTAGATCTGAAGGTCCTAATGTTGGAGCATTAGAAAATGTTTTAGGTAATGTTTTGTCCGCAGATTTTAGAGAACTAACTAATAATGATAATTTATTTTCTATAGGTTATTGTACTGATGAAATAAACAATAGAGTTTTTTTATTTTTAACAGACAACACAGGTTCTGCTTATAAAAGATCAGCTGGTGCAGGTAAAACATCTTACATAGTAATGTATGATGCAAGTAGCAACGCAGGTTCTATATTAGTTAATGGTGATTTTTTAAATTTTTCTACTTTATTTCCAATAACTGGTGTTAATATACTAGAAGATTTATTGTTTTTTACTGATAATAGAAATCAACCAAGAGTTATAAATGTAAGTTTAGCTAATCCAAATAACAGTAATAATCCAACATATTACACAACTGAAGATCAAATATCTGTTGCTAAATATAATCCTTATCAACCAATAGAGTTGTATAGACCTGCTTCTAATACAGCAACTGATTATGAAACATCTATGTATGATGTTGTAAGTAGATATTATCCTGATGGTGGTGAAGGAACTACGGTAAACAATTATGCAGGCGGAAATACAATGAATATTTATAGAGCAGGTTTTAAGGGTGATTTACCTTATGGTGCTAATATAGCTTATATTAAAGATGGTGAGTTCTTTCAAACAACCCAAACAGTAACAAGTGTTGTAGGAACTAACAACTCTTGGCTTCAATTACAAGTTACAACACCATCTCCTACATATAGTATAGACGCGGGTACAACCGTTATATTTAATTATAATCCTTATTATGAAATTGATTACAATGGTGATTCAGATTACTTAGAAGAATTATTTGTAAGATTTGCCTATAGATATAAATTTGAAAACGGTGAATACTCTATAATATCGCCATTTACTCAAGAATGTTTTATACCAAAACAAGATGGTTATTTTAGATACAAGGTAAACGAAGAAAGTGCTACAGCAGGTGTTGGTACTAAAAACAATAGTCCTATATTAGACGTTCAAGACGAAGAAGATACTTACAGAAGTACTGTTGTTGAGTTCATGGAAAACAAAGTTAATAAAATAATATTAAGAA